CACCGAACACCTTTATATCACCTTTAGTAATAACAGGAAGCTCCGGTGCAATATCCCCCGGTATTAAGGCACAACCTTCAAGCTGTATAAGTACCTTTTCTGCTGTTAATACTGTCTTGCCGCTATCCTGATAGTTGCATAAACCATCCCATATAACAGGTTCAAGAGGTTCTCCATAAACGTTCCTGCCTTCCTGCGTTATCTCGAGGTGTATTTCTGTCTTACACATGCTCTTTAATACTAAACATGGATATTTCAAATGCTTACACCCCCAACAAAAGACTACAGAGTCCCGTCTGACAAAGCAACTGATATATGTCCCGCTTTATGGCAATTCCATTCTGTACAAGAACATTCCAGCTGCTGCCAAACTGCATAGATACTCCATTTACAGCATAGTTCTGCAAGACACAATTAATCATATCTTCATTCTCATACTCAAAATCGGCCATATCACAACACGCATCTATGATTATTGCCTGCTGGAACTCTGTCAGACCTTCAAAGCCTCTCGCAACTATACGATTGAAAGTAAGCGAGTCGATATGACGGCTCGCCTGCTTTAACCTTTTAATTATCTGCTCATCCGGAATAATGTTATGCTCACTCAAATATTGTTCTTTGCTTGCATATACCATAGGCTCACGCTTCCCTGGAAGCTTTAATCTTCTTTAAAATGCCTTCCTGTGTTGATGCCTGTCCTATGTCTATATTATTATCTTTTGCATATGCAATTAATTCCTCAACCGTCATAGTTGCTAAATCAACTGTTTCCGGCATTTTCGCCCTTAATGCATTAAGTTCATCAAGCACCTTCTTATATTTCTCATATGGAACTGTCTTACCTTTTCCATACGTTATAACCTTGCCTGCATCATCAACAATATCATAGCCATCATCAATATATCGTTTCTTTTCTGATTCTGATATTGCATATTCCTTATTTGCTTTTATTGCTCTCATGTTCTGCCTCCTTACTCTGAATCTACATTCATAGCACAGCCATCCGCTTTCTTTTCAAGCAGGAACAAATCACCATAGCAACGATTCTGATAGAGATAACCATCTGCTGTTCTTGAATCTGTTCCCGGTGTAAAAAGCTTGATATAGCTGTATTTATCACGGCATACGACACATGATGTATGAATAAGAATCAAGTTAATCTGCTTAGCTGAACCAGCCGGTTTACAGCCTTCTGTAAAATCATATACTGTCTTCATTCTTGCCGATGGTACAGATTTAAGAATTACATCATCAAGACTGTGAACCTTGCGATTAACAACATTGGAACTACCGCTGACATCAATTGTCCTCTGAATTCCATCTGCTTTTTTAGCAATCTTCATCATCTTAGGTGTAAGATAAAGAATTCTTCCCTCCTCAGGAACTCCAGCCTCATCCATAGCTTCCATAAGATCATCAAATACATCAAGAAAATTTGCTGCTGTAATAGCTGTTTTATTAATATTGCCCGCCTTATGTGTGTTAAGTTCTGAATACAGTTTTGAAAATCTGTAACAATCTTTTTCGGGGATGGCCTGCTCAGTCTCAAACGTATTCTGAATATTGGCAACCGATAATGTTAAATTGGTCTCATCAATATCCATTGGATCAATGAAGAATTCAACATCTCTATCATGTGATAACTTCTTTGGCTCCCAATCGTTTGATAATGTTCCGGCGTTGAATCCCGGTGTTCTTGTATGGTCCTTATAACCACTTACCGCCATTCTTGGCAACTTGATTGTCTGTGCATTAATAAATGTTACCTGTGGGTTAGACTTTGTTAAGTCATCCGAACACAACTCTTTGGCATACTTCTGCTGTAAAAGATTTGTAAATGTTTCTGCATATTCGTATACTGCCATTGTTTTTCCTCGCTTTCTTATAATCCGAAGGCTCTTTTAAGAGCATCTTCATTTGTCTGGTTACTATTGTTACCTCCCGGAGCTCCTAACTGAAATCCGCTATTGACTCCCTGTGTTGGTTTTAATGCCGGCACATCTTTAAGGACCTGCTCAAGTGCAGCCTTAATGCTGTCCTCTGATATTTTTCCATCATTACCGACAGCTTTACTAAAATCTGCCAGTTTAACAAGATATGGAATTGTTTTTGCATCTACACCAAGAGTTACCGCCGTCATTGTAGCTACAAGCTCTATCTGTGACTGCTTTGCTTCATTTTTTGCTGCCGCAACTTCGTTCTGAAGCTCTGTATTGGCGTTCTGCTGCTGTTCCGACTGCTGCTCTTTGCTCTTTTTGTATGCTGCGATTGCCTGATGAAGCTCGTTTTCAGATAATCCCTGCTGAACAAAGTAATCTTTAATTACAGCGTTTTCCTTTTTGGCAGTTGCAGTATCTATCATCTCCTGCAATTTGTTATAATCAACTCCGGCCGACTGCTGATTATTGTCATTGTGCTGATTGCTCTGCTCACTGCCGCCTTCTCCGCTATCTGCGAAGAACTGAAGATTTAAAGGTAATCTCATCTCCGTAATATCTCCTTTCTTCCGTTTACCGCCCGTCGGCATTTTCCTAAAGTTTAGTGTCATTAAGTTTTGGACATATAAAAAGGACACCCATTACTGAGTGTCCCTGATATTGATATTAAATTGTCGGTTTCATATTGTCTAATACTTCTTTTAGCCTTTTTACTATATTGTTCTGCTTTGTATATAACATATATATAGCTGCTGATGACTCTCCTGCTTCTATAAGTGAGTCACCTTCTGCAAAAGCTGTCTGTATAAAGCCTAATGTTGCCGTTGTCTGTTCCAGTTTATAAAGTGCATCTTCAAAATCCATTCTAGCTGACATACTACAACACCTCCATATTCATCTGTGCATTACTGTTCTGTATCTGCTCTTTGAGAACCACAGGCAACTGATAGCTCTCTATTATGGATATTGCTATATCGCACTGTCTACGCTTGATTGACTTGTAGGAAGTGACCTGAAACTGTCTTTTAAGCTCTCTGTATATATCAGTGTATACCTTACCGCTCAAAGACTTATCGTGATAAGCATTACTATCTTTACCGCCTAAGGCACGAGTTCCAACCTTACGAACTGCCGTTGTAATTCTGTCACATTCTATATTCATAAGTGGCATATCCTGCTTAAAGTCTTCAAGTTCCTGCTTAACTTCGTCAATCTTGTCATTGACTTCAAGGATTGCCTGACTCTGCAACTGGAGTTGTTCAAGGGCTGTGCGTGGCTTGCTGTTGTTTATATGTTCTTCCATATCGTGAAAACGATTGATGTATCTTGCTGTAAATTCTGTTCCCTTTGCACCCGTAAGCTTGTGTGCTATGAATTCACAGCCTTTCTTTGTAACATTGTAGCAAGGCATTAGCTTATTCTGGCTGTTCTTATATGTACTCTCTGTAAAGAAATCGGACTGGGGAATTTTCCCCTCACCTAATTGTTCTGAATATCTACGAATATCTTTTAATAATTCATTATGCTGCTTACCAACCATTCCTGCTACTTCAACACTTGTAATTGTCTGTTCAATCTGTTTCATACTAAAATTCTCCTTTTTAAATGATATTTACAAGGAGTATCTTTCTATGATAAAATATTTCATAGAGGATATTCCTCAGTTTGCGAAACACTCGGTTATCTTGGTAGGGTATCGGGTGTTTCTATTTTTTATCCAACTTCTTAATTCCGCGACTAATTGCTTCCGTTCGATTTACATTCTCCCTTTCACAATAATTCTCTAATATCTTTTTATCCTCGTCACTTATTCGAATGCTTAATTTATTAGGTCTTGGATTGTTTGTCGGTCTGCCTGTCCTAGGACTCATTTTTCTCACCTCACTTTTGTCGGGCATAATTGTATTATATATTATGTCGGGCAAAAGTCAAGTACTTTTATTTAAGACATTCTTATTTTTGACCAGTTTCATATTTAAATCAATCTATTTTCATCATATTTCCACTCTAGTAGAATGTAATTTTTTACAATTAACTGGTCAAGATGTTATTATTTTTTTCGATATATCGTATGCTCACCTTATCACTTTATTAAAAGCTTGTAAACTGCTGTATTTCTCTATATTTCTCGTCAGTTTATACTTTTTTATTAT